CTCTGCAATTAATGCACGTAAGGCTGCTGAGATAGAGTATGATTTTCACGAGAATTGTGGTTTATAGTAGGAGGAATGTTGGCTTATCCGTATTGCAAGGATTGGAAATCCTTAGTTACACCTGATTGTATTTTGGCTTTGGACTTGGATCAGACCTGCTTTGTTTCAGCGGCGGGTGCCGAAAAGAGGACGATAAAAGCAACACATATCAAAACAGGCAGGACTAAAATCTTCCGCAACAGAACAGAATTCTGGGGTTCCACCAAAAGGGTGGTTGGTGGTTGGTTGAAAGACCAGAACGCCAATATGGAGGTGAAGGCAAAAGCTGAAGGCAGGGAGTTTACTCCTTGGGGTCGTGATGATTTCCTCATCGAGGACATTCAAACGCCTGAGCCTGTAGAAAACTGTCTTCATATCCTGAAGACAAAGATCAATGCTATCTTTGAACACCTTGAGATGGAAAGCAATACAGGGATGGGTGTACTTGGTGGTGAGGGTAACTTCCGCCTTATGCTCCCAGCTCCAGAGCGTTACAAGGGTAATCGTGAGGATACATTACGCCCACTCCTTCTTCAAGAAACAAGGGATTATGTTACCCGGAAGTATAACGCCAAGGTGATCAATGGTGTTGAAGCAGATGATTATTTGTCTGTTCTTGCCTACATGGGGTGGGAGAATTACCAGAAGACCGGGAAGTTCAACTACATCGTGGCATCATTTGATAAAGACCAGAAAGGAAATCCTGGACTTATCTTCGATACTATGCGCGATTCAGAAGAGAAGACATGGAAGCACCCGATCCCTATGTTAATCGATGATTCTATGGGTGAGATCTGGATGGAAGGTAGCAAGGTCAAGGGATGGGGACGTAAGTTCTTCGGTTACCAGATGCTTTGCGGTGATAGCTCAGATAACATCAAGCCTTACCAGTGTTTCGATATCGCTGGACGTTTCGGTGATACGGCTGCATTCAACCTGATCGGACACCTTCAGGATGAGAAATCCATGTGGCAAGCGATCATTAACCAGTATAAAACCTGGTTCCCGAACGGTGTTGAGTTCACTTCGTGGGACGGCACACAACGGAAAATGAGTGCAGGTCAGTGGGCATCTATCATTTTCCAGATGGTCTACATGAAACGTTCTGCAAATGATAAGACAACCCTTTCAAGCGAGTTACGTCGTGTGGGGGTTATATGATTGATAACTTAATCATGCAGGCAGTTATGAGGGATGCTGAGGCGCTGGCTGTTCCCAGCGTCAAGGGTAAATTCTTAGTCGCCACAGGATTGTGGCGCATGGTTGAGTCTGGTGATGATTGCTATGTGATTTTCACTGATGACTATACTGATCCGAATGTTGCATTCACCGTATTGCTTCTGGATGATTGCGAGCTGGTAGAAGGTGAGAAGCTGTTGATGTTAACAAGCGTTTTGCTAGACACTCAAGAATTCTCGCTTGTTGTCTTCAAGGACCAAAATGACTCGGAGGTAACCGATGAAGCTGATGTCGGTTGATCAGAGTCTTAGCCATTGTGCTGTTGTCATATTCGATGATGGAGTGCCTGTTTACCGGGAAATGATCAGAACAGGCTCAAACAATAGCAAGAGCAAGAAAAACAAGGATGTTATTTATTTTGACAATGTTCATGAACAGATTAGGTTCATTGTTGGCAGAATCCTTACTTTGGCTGAAGAACATCGGATTGACAAATATGTTATGGAGGCCCTTAGCCTTAGTTCTATCGGCAGCGCCACTCGGGATTTGGCTGGTCTGTTCTACTGTATTGTGTACGGGTTGTATCAGTCAGCAATTTTGGGGTATCAAGCGATCCATACTGTAGCCCCTACCTCTGTGAAGGCTTATGCCAGAGCACTTTTGCCTGAATCAGAACGCACAGTTGTTAAAGAAAAGGTTGACAAAAAGACCGGGAAAAAGGTATACTCCACAGGTCAGGTTAAAATGGAAAAATCGCACATGGTGAGAGCCGTAGATTGTGATTTCCCAGGTTGGCTTGACGGAATGACTCTTGCCGCCGGAAAGGCTGACTACGCAGATGCATATTTGATAGGGAAGAAGTTCTTGGAGGATATATCCGTAGGAAAAGAATAAAGAGTCGAGCATCCAAACCAAAAGCAAGGAAGAAGCCAGTAGTTGTGCCATTAACACCGGAACTTTGGGTGAAAGATGCAAAGCAGATTGCTGCTTTCAGAAACAAATTGATTCTGGAGCAGCAAGGGTTAGATCCTATACTCGGCGAGCCACTTCGTAAGCCGTGCTTGGATCATGACCATTTCGAAGGTAAATGCAGAGGTGTCCTTAGTCAGTGCGTGAATACTTTTGAGGGATATGTCCTGAAGGCTTGGATGAAGTACGTTTCAGAGAATACTCAGACGTCGTTATCCACCGCTCTTAGAAATTTGGCAGATTACTTAGAGCAAGACTTCAGTGGCTATCCGCTTCACGGCGGGTTTAAGAACGATATGTTGAAGTTTTTGAGAAGATGCACCAACGAGAAGATAATTGAAAGAGCTAAGGCGGACCTTGGCATAATTATCCCCGAAGGTACTCAGAAACAAGACAGCCTCTTGCTATACCTTACAGAGTTCGTCAAGCAGACGGAGGAAAAACATGCCAAAGAAACCACTTAAATTCTTTTACAGAAATTGGCGAGGTAAGTGCGGATATCGTACTGTAGAAGAACCCGTCATGTGGTATGGGTCTACCCAGTATCACAAGAACTCTCAATGGTTTATTAGAGGTTATGACCTCGATAAACAAGACTTTAGAGATTTCGCTGTGAATGATATCATTGAATTCGTCCGAGAGGTGTAATGCTACCTGTAGATAAAAAGATTATAGAACTTCATGAAAGCGGAATGAGTAACCGTGAAATTGCTCGCACATTCCTTGGAAAAGAGTCGAGAGAGTCATACATCCGTTTGGTTCTTAAGCGTCATAGCGCAGAGTCTACGCCTTTGACAAAGTCCTTAGTATCTGATTATAAGAAAGCTAAAATCCTGTTCTTAGACATCGAGACCGCGCCGCTGAAGGGACATCTCTGGAGTCTTTGGCAGAACGGGATTGGATTGAACCAGCTGGTTTCTGACTGGTACATGCTATCTTTCGTAGCCAAATGGGCTGACCAGGACGAGGTCATTTATCGCGATATCCGTGATAACTACGATAAGGAAAGTGATGCATCTATCCTTCAAGACCTGTGGGATTTGCTTGATGAAGCGGATTTTGTTGTTGGGCATAATGTCCGTAAGTTCGACATTAAGAAGGTCAATGCTCGTTTCCTATTGAATGGAATGGATAAGCCATCAACCTTCCGTATTATCGATACCATGCTTATCGCCAAAGCCTTGTTTGGATTCACCTCCAACAAGCTGGAATATCTGACCGATCGCCTGTGTACGAAATACAAGAAGTCTAAGCACACTAAGTTCCCAGGACACCTGCTGTGGGATGAGTGCTTGAAAGGTAACCCCGAGGCTTGGGATGAAATGGAAGAGTATAACAAGTTCGACGTTTTATCGAACCAAGAGTTGTACGAAATCTTCATGCCGTGGGATTCTCGTCTGCCTAACTTCGATCTTTATGTTGATGGTGTTCTTGATATGAGCGAGTGGATAGAGGATGGTTTCCATTACACCAATCTTGGCAAGTACCAACGTTACCGTCACAAGGTCACCGGGCAACAGCGTCGTGGGAGAACAAACCTCCTCTCGAAAGAGAAACGATCGCAACTGCTGTCTAATATTTTGGTTTAACTTTAAGGGCTTCGGCCCTTTTTAAGGAGAGAGAATGATCAGACGTGGAAGAGCTTTAGAGATTGACATCCCTGAATGGGAAGACATTGAGTGGCTTCAAAAACAGATCCGCTCTTTGGCAGATAAGCTTGAGGATCTGTCGGGGTCTATAGATGAAACAGGGTATCGACTGCACGATGAAACGCTTGATCTCGTGGATGCACTTCGCGAGTATACGGGGGCCTGATGGATATAATAGTATTAAACGCTCCGCCACAAAGCGGTAAAGATGAGATTTCCGCATATCTGTGCAAAGGAAACCCAAACATCAATCACGAAGAGGTGAAGGAACTCCTTTTTGAGGTGGCTGTCCGTAGTGCCGGTATCTCTCGCGAGCTATGGGACTCTCTGTACACGCGCCGCTACAAAGAGAAACCAACACCTTACCTGATGATAGATGGCTTCTTTGTTTCTCCCCGCGAATGGATGATCCATTGCTCTGAGAAGGTAATCAAGCCGTTGTTCGGAAAGTCAGCATTCGGTAAAGCTGCTGTGGAAAAGCTGAAGCAGACCTATGCCAACGACGAGGTGATTGTATTCTCTGATGGTGGTTTTGCTGAAGAAATCAAAGAATTGTCCGATTATGCATACTCGACTGGTGGTGAATTCTTCCTTGCACGTATCCACCGAAAAGGTTATGATTGGGGAAATGACAGTCGTAACTGGTTATACCTTGATGGTATCCGGGGTCATGAACGTGACTTTGATAACAAAGAGGGCGCTATGATCGATTGTGCAGAAGAGATCCTTGAGTGGGCTAGATCAATTAGCTATGGAGAAGATGATGCGTAAACCAATGAATATAGGTATTGATGTCGATCTAACTTTTGTAGATTCTGGTACTCCTTGGCTTCATTGGTTGGAACTGATGTATGGCGTTAAGGCGGACTGTAGTTTGCCACCCCCGAACCCACAGGGGAAGACTTACTATAATCTTTCTAAATATTTTCCACCCGCGAAGGTGAATCAATTACCTCCGTATGAGTTCTGGGAAGATCCTTATTTGTACGATAGGCTGAAACCACGCCCTGGCGCTGTTGAAGCAGTGGCCGCATTTGCTGAAGCTGGTCACTTCAACCAATTTGTATCATACTGCAAAAAGGGACACTTTTCGTCTAAGGTACGCTTCTTGAAACGTGAGACAGAAGAGTTCTTCAGCCTTGAGCCGGGTTCTGGTCATGGTTTTTATGCGACGAAGAACAAAGCAGGTCTTAAGCTTGACGTCATTATTGATGATCGCAATGAATTCCTGAATCAGTTCGGAGATGACGTACTTAAGATTAAGTTCTGGACTCCGTATGACCAATCTGAGGAGTTGAAAGTCTCGATTGACCTTGAGACATCCGACTGGAGTCATATTCAGGACTTTATTCTGGACCTCTCCTGATGAAAAGGAATAGATGCGAGGGCGGTGATTTCATCGCCCGTCAGGGTAAGTGGTACGAAGTATTCGATGAGAAGGATAATTTCGTGTACTCATTCAAAGCGACAAGCGACATGTGCAAGAATGTGCTTAACCGCTACTTGGTGTTCAAGGCAGACCTTGATCCAAATGTTAACTACAAAATTAAGAGGGTTGGAAAATGACAAAGGATGAAATGGCGGAACACATCCGTACACAAGCAACGGCTCGTGTGAATCGTGTTATTGAAGGTATGTTCCCAGGTACAGGACTGACTGCGGATATCATGGGGATTGATGCGGATTTTAATAAAGGTCTTTTTGATGACGTCTATCTGAACTTATTCTCTCTCCGCGAGCTGCAAGAGATTATTACCCCCCAGATCAAATACAAAGACCGTCTTGCTGAACTTGACCTGTTAGTTGAAACTGCCGTCGCCGCCCGTATGGCTGAAAACCAAGACAAGATTATTGAGAAATTAGGAGCAATGAGTGAGTAATTTGATTTCCGTAAAAATTGTAGCTGACAGCATTTCTCCTTCAGGCATTCGAATCATAACCTTCGAACTTGAATACCCACGAATAATCCATAGTGAGCTGATGACTCACCGACTGTTAAGTCGAAATGCGATGAGCAGTCGTGCTATTCCGATTAAGAAAATGATCGAGCAGGTTCAGCAAAATCCTGCAATGCCTGTGAAGTTTGGTAAGAACCAACCTGGAATGCAGGATGCCGGGGAGCACTCAGCACAGCTTGGTGATGGGTACTCGGCAGAAGAGTGGTGGAAACTCGCAGGACTTAGTGCAGCCCGGTTTGCAGCAGAATTTGCAGATGCTGGTTATCACAAGCAGATTGCAAACCGCCTTCTGGAACCATACCAAAGAATGAAGACAGTTGTCACCGCTACAGACTGGAATAACTTCTTCTGGTTGCGTGTTGACCCGGATGCTGATCCTACGATCTATGAACTGGCTAAGGCAATGAAAGAGGCTAGCGATAACTCTATCCCAGACCCTCTTGAACCTGGACAGTGGCATACACCATACGTTGACCACGTTTATGGTTTTGAAGATATCGACGACAAAGAGTGTGCAGTATTTGAAGGCTATTGCGTTCTTGACGAAGAGAACAAGCCTGTAATGCTGACCCTGGAAGAGGCTTTGGCTATTTCCGCATCTTGTTGTGCTCAGGTGTCTTATCGTGTTCTGAATACGAGTAAAGAAAAGGCTCTGGATATCTACGAGAAGTTGGTGAGTGGTAACAAGGTTCATGCCTCACCATTCGAACATCAGGCCACACCCATGACAGAATACAGGGAAATTGAGAACTCTGATTATTTAACTATCGGACATATTAACTTTCCCCGTGACCCAAGCTCTTGGGAAGAAGGTATCACACACGCAGATCGTCAAGGGCAACTTTGGTCCGGTAACCTGCGTGGTTGGCGACAACATCGCCAGTTAGTGCCTGACAATGCAATTTCAGGTTGACAAAGATATCGTTAATTCGTATCTTAGAAGCATATTAATTAGGGGCGATTTTGCCCCTTGTCAGGCAGAATGGAGATTACATGAGTAAAGAGAAACGCAAGCCACCACAACATATTTCGGTCACCATTGACTTCCTGAGAACGGTCCCAGGATTTGATGTTCAGAAAGATAATGACCTCCGCGCTGCCTTATACGCACTAGGTTTTCAGGTTACCGATAAAGATGGGAATCCTAAACACGTAACTGTGTTCCAAAACAAAAATGTAAGATGTGCCAATATGCCATCGACGTATCGTAAGACAATGATTTTTGTCGGAGAAATGCGACCTGATTATAAATACGCGAAGATATACAACGGTGTTGAAATCCTTGATGTAGGGGTTTATTCAGGCAGTGATATGGAATTTGTTTTAGATCTTCCTTACGACATCCCTGTAACTGAAAAAGTTAACACCCGCAAGTATACCAAGCGAGGGGATCGACCAGAGACATTTGAAATCACTTTCGATATTGAAGACGAAGCTCGTCTGGGCGATGTATTTGGCCTGGAGGACGAATGAGTAAAGAAAAAACGAAATGGAAAGACCGTGGCTTCGATGATAAGCATCATTATGCCGGGTGGCTCTACTTCAACGATTTAACCGATGACAGTAAAATGTACGACGATGTTTACTATGATGAGTTTTCTGGTAAAATAGTTAACATCGTTGCGCCAGATCAAAACGAGAAAGACGATCAGGATGTTGACGAGGCAGATAAGTTTTTGTCTCAATTTGAAGAAGAATAAGGGGAAAGTTTGATCAATACAGTTGTGAAGAGTGATGGCAGTGTGGTTCCATTTGAACCAGAACGTCTAAACAAGGCCGCTATCTTTGGTGATGACGGTAATGGTAACTGGTCGTATATCTCAATGGATGCATATAAGCGACTGTATGACGGCTGCACCACTCGTGAAGTTAACCAGGCATTGATCGACGCCTGTGTGAGTCGTAAAGACGAAGCCCATTCACGGATGGCTGGGCGCGTCCTGATTGGACAAATCTACAAGGAAGCTTTTGGCGGATTTAAGAAAATCCCAAGCCTTACCGAGTTTTACCAGGACATGGTGATGCGTGGGTACTGGGAAGAAATGGGTTATACTGGACCTGAGCTGTTAAGCTTTGATCAAGTTATTGACCACAGTAAGGACCTGAGTTATGGGTATGCGGTTCTGAAACAGTTCCGGGATAAGTATGGTATCAAAGATAACATCAATGATATCCTGTTCGAATCCCCACAGATGATGTTCATGGGTATTGCTATGGCTGTTATGAAGAATATGCCACTATCCCGCAGGAAGAATGACGTCATCAGACTGTATACGTATCTCTCTGATCTTAAAATCAATGCACCAACGCCGTACCTGAATGGGTTGCGTACTGGTAAAACGGGATATGCATCCTGTTGCATTATCAAAGCAGACGATACAGCAAAAAGTATTGGTGTTGCTCGTGAAGTGGCGTACACTATGACGGTAGCACAGGCAGGGATCGGTTATTACCTGTCCTCCCGCTCTATCGGCGATGGTGTTCGTGACAATACGATCAAACACATGGGTAAACTCCCTTATTACCGTGGAATTGATGTCGGTGTTAAGGAAAATCGCCAACAATCCCGTGGTGGTTCTGCAACGGTATCTTTCCTTGCGCTAGACCCGCAAGTTGAAGAACTGATGCGCCTGCGTAACCCGATGACGGTTACCTCAAAGCGTATAAATACGATGGACTATTCGATCGGTGTCAACCACTCGTTCATGAATCGAGTGGCTAAGAATCTGGACTGGATGTTGGTGTCATATAAGGATGCCCCTCAGTTGCATGAGGGTATGTTCCGAATGACAATGCAGGAGTTTGATGCTGAGGTTGCCCGTGTAGCAGCAGATACGAAGATTCCAAAAACTTGGGTGAAGGCGCGTGATCTGGCAATGGAGCTGATCACTCAACGTGCAGAAACTGGTCGTCTTTATGTTTACTGGCCTGACGAAATGAACCGTCATACGCCATTTCTTGAGACAATCTATTCATCTAACTTGTGTCAAGAAATCTGTCTGCCAACAAAAGGGTATACAGATATGCGGAACATTTTCAACCCGACTGTTGATGATGGTGAAGTTGCATTGTGCTTTATCGCCTCTCTTGTTGCTGGTCGTATTTCCGAAGAAGAATACGAGGATGTTGCTTACTACACCGTCCTGATGATCGACAACGTTATGGATATCATGGACTATCCGTATGAGAATATGAAGTACACAGCCGAATCTCGTCGTTCGATTGGTGTTGGCCTAACCAACCTTGCACACTACATCGCGAAACACAAAGTCGCGTATGGTTCTCCTGAGAGCAAACAGTTGGTTCACGATCTGGCAGAACTGCATAGCTTCAGTCTGCATAAGGCAAGTCTGCGACTGGCTAAAGAGCGTGGTGTTGCTCCGTGGATGAATAAGACTAAGTACCCGCAGGGTTGGTTGCCTATCGATACCTATAATAAGGCAGTTGATAGTGTAGTGAAGAATCCGAGCCTGAAGCAGGACTGGGAAACTTTGCGCCAGGAAATCATCGAAAATGGTGGTATCCGTAACAGTGTTCTGGAAGCTTATATGCCGAACGAAAGTTCATCATTGGCTACCAACACAACAAATGGTCTGTATCCGGTACGTGACCATGTGATCTTCAAGAAATCCCCTCAAGGCTCTGTGCTGTTTATCGTGCCTGAGTATGAAGAGCTGAAGGAATATTACACATCGGCTTGGGATATCGATACGAATGACTTGATTGATATCTATGCAATCATTCAGAAGTTCGCAGGGCAAGCAATTAGTGCGGATCTTTACATCGACTATACCCAGTTGCCTGATGGTAAGATTTCCATGAAACAACAACTGGGATATCTGATCCGCGCCACGAAGATGGGGATGAAGACATGGTATTACCTGAACTCCAAGGTTGGGGCGGGAGACTCCCTCACTGAGGAACTTCATGCTAAAGCAAAAGCTGAGGAAGAGACAAGGGCTGTTGCACCACTTATCGCCTGGGATACTGAAGATCCTTATTGCGAAAGTTGTTCTTTATAAGTTGTAGGGGCTTCGGCCCCGTTTTTGAGGAGAGAAAATGGCAGTTTTTAACGTAGAAAACACCGCACATAAGACCGGGGACTACCCACTGTTCCTTGGTCAACAGATGGGGATGTATGACTCCATCAATAAAAAGTATCCGCAACTGTTTGACCTGTATAAAAAGCAGAAAGAACAGGACTGGTCAGAAGATGAAGTTGAACTGAGCCAGTCTATCACTGACTTTGCTACTTGCAGCAAATCGACTTACGACGTCATGGTGCAGACCCTGATGTGGCAATGGGAAGCTGATAGTGTTGCAGCACAGTCTATCATCTGTCTATTTGCACCGTTCATCACGAATAGTGAACTGTTCGCCATGATGATGAAGCAATCAGAGATTGAAGTCCTACATGCTCTGACGTATTCTGATATTGTTCGTCAATGTCTGCCTAATTCTCGCCAGATCATTGAAGATATTCAGAACAACCAAGCAGTCCTTGAACGCTCTGGCGTCATTGTCAAATTCATGCGTGAATTAGAGATCCTCGGTGCTCGATACCGTATTGACCCGGACTCTGTTGACAAAGAGGAAATCCGTCGAGGAATCCTGAGAGCGATGTTCTCCCTGTTGGGGCTGGAAGGTATTGAATTCATCTCTAGCTTTGCCTGTACGTTCGCTCTTGCAGAACAGGGTGTGTTTGTCCAAGTGGGGCAGCTAGTACAGAAAATTATGTTGGATGAGATGCTGCATACCAAGATGGATTTCGGAGTTATCGATATCCTTCTGAAAGACCCGGTATGGAAGGCCAGTTTTATCGCAATCAAACACGAGCTGAAAGCAATCCTGGATGAAGTTCGTACCAATGAATATGGTTGGGGCGATTATCTCTTCAGTGAAGGCCGTGCGATCATCGGGTTGAACGCTCCATTGCTGAAAGATTGGACTGACTGGAACTGTGCTCCGATCTACGATTACTACGGCATTGAAAAAGATTTCGTAGCACCAAAACGTGATCCTCTCCCGTTCATGGATGTTTGGATGAACCCTTCCAAGCAACAGAATGCGAATCAGGAACAAACAAACACTGATTATCGTCTTAATGCGACAGTCAATGACGCTGAAGATGAAGTCTGGGATTTTTAAGGAGTAATAATGGATAGCGCCAATTTTGAGTCTGTAGTATACGATCCGTCCAAGCTGGTAGTTACTTTTGGAGGCGAGCGTGTGGTAGGCTTCTCAAGTGATATGAAAATTTCCATTTCCCGTCGATTGCACGGAGTAGCTAAGGCTAAAATCTATTTACAGGCTACCAGCCCTTGGGTATTAAAGCTTAAACAGGCGCTAGGCCATCCTGCAAGGGTTGAGGCAGCGTATCCCGTTTTTGGAAATCTATCAGAATCCATGCGTTTCGTTGGGGACTTGGTAGTTAAAGGGTATGATGTTGACTACACATCAGAAATCCCAGTATTCACATTCCTTCTTGAATCGGAGAAACAATGAATCTGAAGAATTCAACCTTCACCATTTATGGTAAGGATAACTGCTCACACTGCGTCCGTGCGAAGGAGTTTGCCATTGCAAATGGGATCGAGTATATCTACCTGACACTCGGGAAGAATTACACCAAGGAAGAGCTGGTGGAGCAATGCGCCCCGGTTATCCCTCGCACCGTCCCGCAGATTTTCCGTGAGACGGACTCCTCAACGGAGTACATTGGTGGCGCGGATGACTTCATTGCTTTTGTGCAAAAACATATGAAATCCTGTTGACATAGCAACATTCTGTCTGTATGATTTATGTAATCCTGCCGAGAAATCTGTCCGGCAGGAAATTTAGAGGAGAATTCGAATGAGTAAGAAAGCACTGCGTAAGGCATATACCAAGGAACTGGCTCTGGAGCTGCGTGGCAAAAAGCCGAAGAATAAACGCTCTTCTGATGAAGAACTTCAGCAACTTGCAGCAGACGCTGCCGCTCGCGGGGGTTACTAATGTCAAAAAAGGCCGCAGTTGTAACCACTGACTTACGACCTTCTCTGGCAAAGGAGTTTGTTTCTCTGGTGTGGGACCGACTGATCGGGGATTTTGCTACTGGATTGCAGGTGCAGGTTGAAAGTCTCCAGAACATGGTGAAGGGAGAGAAAGACGTATATTTTGCCAAGGAAATAAAGGAGAAAAAAGAACGCCTTCGTAAAACTCTCTCTACAGGGGTTCAACAGAAAGTGTTTGATAAATTGGTCTGCCAGTTGGCAGAGGCTTTGACAGAAGAAGAGCTGAGATACGCGATCTTCCAAGAGAAGATTACGATCAAGATTCATGGGGTAGCCTCCCAGCTCGAAGCGGCTTTTGAAGAGGCGGTGGGAGAGGCCTAACCTGAAAAAGGAGGTCTTTTGAAACTTACGCTGGAACAACTCAACAAAATCTTTCCGAATGGCGCGAAGGCTGGCAGAAATGCCAAGTTTATTGGTCCTTTGAACGATTTGTTTGAGAAGGGTGGTATTAATACTGTCAACCGCATTGCCGGATTCCTCTCCCAAATCGGGGTGGAGTCCGCAGAGTTCCTGTATACCAGAGAGCTTGGAAACAATGCCTACTTTAATAAGTATGATACCGGACCAATTGCAAAGCGACTTGGCAATACACCAGAAAAGGATGGTGACGGAGCTAAGTACAAGGGACGTGGTCTGATCCAAGTCACCGGGCTTGCAAACTACAAAGCTTGTGGTAAAGCCTTAGGGTTGGATCTCGTCAATCACCCTGAATTACTTGAACAGCCGAAATATGCAGTTGACAGCGCTGGTTGGTACTGGAACATGAGAAACATCAACGCCGCTTGCGATGCTGATGATATCACCAAAATCACCAAGCTGGTAAATGGCGGGACTAACCACCTCGCAGAAAGAACCGCATACTACAAAAAGGCAAAATCTGTTCTAACCTCTTAAGGAGAACCACATGGGAAGAAGCAAAGAGGCTCGTGCAACCAAACTCAGCGTTCGCCAGCAACAACGTGCTGAGAGACAAGCCAAGCACCACCCTAAATTCGATGAGGAAAGGAATAGCGCTCCACCGCTGACTCCTCTGAATGACAAGCAGCAAGATTACCTTCACAAGTTGCAAACTTGCAATATTGTTATCGCAAAAGGTATCTTCGGTACAGGAAAAACTTACCTGGCATCGGCTTACGCTGCTGATCTGCTCCGTAAGAATGAACTTGACAAGATCATTGTCGCTCGCCCTTATGTGCAGACGGGTAAAACCTCCGGCTTCAAACCGGGAACATCGTTGGAAAAACTCTTCCCGTATGTTCGTAACATGTTAGACACCATCCGTAAACGTATGGGCGACGGTGCCTATTACAATGCGCTTAAAGATGGTCTGAATGGGCGTATTGAAGTTCAGGAATTGGAAAGCATCCGTGGTCGTTCATTCGATGAAAGAAGCTATCTCCTGATCGATGAAGCCCAGCAGAGTACCCCAGAGGAAATGTTGAGTATCATCACACGTATCTCTGACAACTGTACACTCGTGGTCATGGGGGATGCCTCTCAGAAAGATATCCACGGAATCTCCGGTCTGGAGTGGGTGGAAGATTTCCTGAGCCGGAACGGGATCGCGGGTGTGGGTATTGTAAACTTCGACAACCCAGATGATGACATCGTCCGTGGTGGTATGGTTCGTGACATTGCCAAGGCGTTAATCGCCGACCGTGCAGAAGGACGCTATACTCCACTGGCTTCGTAACGGAGGATTATGGCTTATTATACAGGCGTGGGGTCGAGGGAGACCCCTCCTGAGGTTATCAGCATCATGGAAGATGCTGGTTTCCGCCTTGCAAGGTGCGGATTCACCTTGAGAAGTGGAAAAGCAGGTGGCGCAGATGAAGCATTCCAGGTCGGAATGCAAAAATATTACGAATCTCTTGACAATGGGAAGCAAGAGGAGTATCGTACACATTTGGCGGAGATCTATATCCCCTGGGATGGATTTGCATCTGACAATGACAATCTCTGGGATTTCTGGGATTATCCTTTAGATTATCTTGATTATCTGATTCCCGACCAAAAGGTTGTACGTGAGGCACTGGTTGAGGAGATTCATCCTAATTTTGAAGCCCTTAAAAGAAAAAGAGGAGCTTTTGCGCTCCATTCTCGTAATGTGCATCAAGTCTTGGGGGCTAATATCCTCGATCCGCGTCCCTCTGCATTTTGTTTGTACTATGCCAAAGAAGATAGGAACGGAAATCCTAAGGGAGGTACTGCAACCGCAGTTAATTTAGCCAGAAAGTACGGAGTTCGGGTTCTTAACCTGAACACACCTGATAAACTAGCCTTGTTGGAGAGGTTCTTAAGATCCTTGGAGGAAAAACGTGGCATCCAGATTTCGCGATAAGCTTAATAATTCTTATTGTCTCGTTAAAGTTGATGGGCAGGGCTGGTTAGTTGGTAAAATCGGTAACAAAGTGATTTTCATTACTTACAAGGATGGTGGGATGAAAAACATCTGTAACACAGACGATACTGATTTATTCAGATACTTCCTGGAATCCATTGAGTACCAAAGTAAGAGAGAGTTATTCGTTGGTGACAAGGTGAACGTTGACAAGTTTGGACCGTACTATGTGGTAGATATCGGTCACCGTGAGAAAGACGGAAGTATTAAGTACCTTATAGCTCGATAGGAGGAGTATGACAGTTAGTATTCATGGGATTCTTTCCCATCGGAGACTGATGGAACTGAAGAATTGTGGAGTCGTCGAGCCTGAATTTTTCGAGTCCGAGGTGACAAAGTATTACAATCTCTATCTAAAGGTTGTGGCTGAATCACTTTATAGAATGAATGACGGGTTCTTTACCCGGATGATTTATAGTCGTTCCGCTGCCGAGCGGGATGCCTCTTGGATGTTCCCGGATCGTCGTGACCTGTTGGAACATTTGATTTACCTAGATGGAAAATCTCAGTACGTGAGTTTGACCAAAGAAGAGCTTAACCACTTTACGCTGTTGCATCAAGCGGCAGTAGCCTCAGAACGCGCCAAGAGGGTACTCCTGTGCTTTAAGTACAGCGACCAAGTCCTTGTGGATGATGATTCAGGGTTCAATATAGACTGGTTGTTACGGAATGCATACACATTACGACAACTGATTGTAGACGCGAATGGGGAGACACAAGATGCAGAATAACGACAAAAAGAATTACTTTGGCTTTGGCGGTGGTTTTGGTGGGGAAGGTTCTTTCTGCTATCCAATGCCCTCTCATGAGCATGTGATCTATATTCATGATTTGGATTATATGGAAGATCATTTCAATAAATTGCAACAAATACGCCAAGCCAACCCAGACGATATGGTGCGTGTTATCATCAACACTTACGGTGGACGTGTTGATATCGCAATGGCTTATGTTAGTGCGATGCGCGAGAGTCAAGCAACTGTAGTTACCCATGCAGAGGGGCAGGTGTGTTCTGCTGGAACAATCTTATGGCTGGCTTCTAAAGAGCGAACTGTCGCCCCAATGACGGAATTTATGTTCCATAACTACCAGGGCGGGGCATTTGGTGATGGGGCTAATATTTATACCCAGGTGCTGTTCTATAAACAACACTTCGATCGCTTAATCGATTATTTCTACAAAGGTGTATTGACCGACGGGGAGATCAACACAATCAAAGGTGGCGGGCAGGTGTGGCTGGATGAAGTTGAGATCACGAAACGAACCCGCGCAGTGATTTTGGATGATAAAAATATCGAAAGGATGAAATCCGGTAAAAATCCGATCGTAACCCCTGTTGGTGTGAAAGATACCCAGAAAGAGGACACTGTTACTGGAGATCCTGACCGCAGTGTTGTCCTGAAGGTACATGTCGATGGTGAGACTTTCTCGTTGGATGTGAGAAACCTGAAGGCCTCTGATTTCGATATCTTCAACATCGATGAGCTGCAAAGCATTCTGTCACAGGTTGGGGCTATTGCACAAGGAGAAGAAAAGGCACTGGAGATTACCTCTCGTGATCGCCAAGCACTAATCGAAGCTCTCCTGACCGCAGGTGAAGTTATCATCGATACCTTTGGGAATGCCGAGTAATGAGTGCTCCCCTGAAGAAAAAGGGGGAACGTAGGGTGTTTGGAGTGGGCCACAAGGCCCCTTCAACAAAGGTGTATGCTTTCGAAAACAAACTTATGCTCTGGAAATGCCCTTATTACGTTCTCTGGACATCTATCTTAAGACGTTGTTACTCCGAAGTATATCTCTTGAAAAATCCCAGCTACAGAGGTTGTGTTGTGGCGGAGGTATGGCACACTTTCGAAAATTTTAAATCCTGGGTGCAGGAAAACCGAAATAAGATGGGATTTCTTGACAAGACCCTAGAGTTGGACAAGGACTTTTTGGGAGATGGGAAAACCTACGGCCCTGAGGAATGCGTATTTATACCATCATGGTTAAATAGTTTGTTGAACGATAGGCAGGGGGATTCACATCTTCCACTTGGTGTATACTTTAATAAGGCGATTGGTAAATACAAGGCCCAGATTTCAAACCGTGGCGAAAGAGAATTCTTGGGATATTTCGATAATGCCTACGAGGCGCATCGTTCTTGGCAAAAAAGAAAAGTTGAAATACTGATGCTGGCAAGGAAGAAGTATCTGTTGTCACCTTATCAAGATGAAAGGGTGGGAGCAGCTATAAAGACTATCTGCAAAAACATTTTGCAAGATCTGGCAGAGGGTAATTTGACACATAAGACGTTGAGGAAATGATGGTCCCTTTGAAAAAGAAATCTGAACGCAAGCCTATGGACGTATATGAGACTCCTGAATGGGCCGTACAGGCCCTCTTGGATGTTATCCCTATCAACCCCTCATGGACATACCTGGAACCTTGTAGAGCGTCTGGGAGGTTCTATAATCACATGCCTCTCGGTTCAGCTTGGGGGGAAATTCGTGAAGGTGTGGATTATCTCAATACCTATTATCCAAATCATGTTGATTGCATCATCACCAACCCGCCATATTCATTGGCCCAAGAGTTTGTGACAAAAGCACTTGACGATGCCGATGTCGTGATTATGCTTTTACGGTTAGGGTTCCTTGAGAGCATGAAGCGATGGGAATGGTGGCAAGAGAATCCTATCACCAGTCTGATGGTGTTGTCTCAAAGACCATCATTTACTGAAGATGGTAAAACAGACGGAAGTGGTTACGCTTACTTTATTTGGGACCGTAAGAATAGGCTGAATCTTAAGCCATTTTATTTTTTGGAGGGACAAGACGATGAGTGCCGCAAGCAAGATGCGAGGGATCGCAGAAATCGCAAACGCAGCAATCCCGCCCGAGATGAACCAGCTGTACGACAACATGGTGGAGGGGATTCACCAATGTGCCAAGAAGGGACTTTTGGGGATGGGGATGGTGATAGATCTGCCGGATCACCTGCTTGATTATTTGCCTCATATTATTGCTGATCTTCGTGGTGGAGGTTTCGAGGTTGATGTCGTAGAAGTTGAACCCTCTATGCAAGGCATTAGAGCACGATTGTATATTACATGGTAAACCCGCTTCGGCGGGTTTTTTAGTTTTTGTACTTGACTCCCTGCACAGCTTCAATTATGCTTCTCGTATTAGAGGAGATTGCTATGAAATTCTACATTTATCACCGTCCTATGCATACCGTCAAATTCAAAGAGTACATGGGCGACCTGATCCATGTTTCTTGTGAAGAGAAATATTTCAGCCCGGATGGGGAGCGATGGAAAATTAAACGTTGCAATCGTCCTGAGTCCGTGTATAATCGTTTAGTAAAGATGCTGACACATGGCGGGATGGAGGGTGACATGGTTTACCCTCTTGATGGCAAACGGTCAGTAAAAGACCTTGTTAACTACATGAATAAATGGGAGAACAAATAATGAGCGAGCAACGTGTAACGGTGGGTGTGATAGCGGAACTTACATTCCCTGTCGGTAAGCTTAACGATAAGGCCCACAGGGAACTGGAAGATAAGTTGGATTCCATGCCTTCTAGGCTGAAGGTATCTTATGACGGGAATATGATCATCTATGTTCATGAAGATGTCCCAGCTTATGATGCTGGTCTTGTGTTGTTTGGCGACAATGACGATATCTACTCAGGCTTTATAGCGCAACTGAATATGGC